GATAAATAAATAGCCATATTATAAAAAGCATTGTTCATTTCTTCTTGGCATACTTTACCTATAATTTCATTTTCATAAATAGCATATAATTCATCCTTTGTTTTCTTCTCTAAAACTTTTAAATCATTATTTCTCATTTTTTCAGCTTCTTTATCAACAGCATTTCTAAATCTTTCAGAGTAGCTATCAACCTCTGCTTGAAATTCTTCCCAAGTTTGTAAATCATCTTCTTCAGGTTCTTTTGGTTCTTTAACATTTACATTTTTTACAGCCGATTGATATATTTCTGGTATTCTTAAAATTTCTATTGTTCTTAGGATTATTTCAGCGTCAGCAAAATCTGCCAATTCTGCTAAAAGAGCTATTCTTTCATCACTATCAGCATCTTTTAATTTTTTTCTTAATTCTGCAGATTTTCTATACCCATATACTCTAGCCTTTCCTAAATCAGCATCTCCCAATAATCTCATATAAAATGTAACTTTTGATTGAGTAAAGACATCTTGAACTTCTACTTCTTTATTCCATCTAAAAAGTTCTGAAATATCTACGTCATTTTTTTCTATATCTCTTTGTATATCTGTCATTTTCTACTCCTATAAAAAGAAAAGGGACTATATCTAGATTTCTCTATTATAGTCCCTTTTTTAACCTTTTACTATAAATTTATTATTTAATTAAGTTTTATCCGAATATGCCTGAGCCTTTGTAGACTTTAATTTCACCTGTGGTGGACTTAAAATCAAATGTCTGTTGAGCATTTTGATTAACATTTGAAGTAAATCCTTCATTAGTAATAGAAATTGCTGGCATATATAGTGTTTTTAATGCAGGATATGGGGGTGTCTTTACTGCCGGGTCATATAACTTTACCAAGAGCTTAATACCACTCGCAGTAAATTCTGACGCACCAAATTCAGTTACACCAGATGGATTCAATTGTCCTGTGGTAAGTAATGCAATAAGTTCAACATCAGTATCTAGTACAGTAATTGTACCAGTTACTGAAGGGATTTGCATCTGATAACCAAGAATATCTCTATTGCCCATTTCTTTAACTGCTTCAGGATTGAATGTACCATTAATTGTTATTGATTGGACTCTTTCGATTCCACCAGCACCAATTACAACAGGAACATCCATACCTCTTACAGCAGCAGGTTGTGTTGCATCAACAGCATCTACCCAGTTCATTCCAGCTTGTGGAGCAATCTGATATACTACTAGTAATTGACTTGCTCTGGTATCACCAGTTGTCAAAGTCGTACCAGTAATATAATATTCTCCAGTTGCTGGGCCTGCAGTTAATTTTTCAGTTAAATAAACACCATCTAAGATAACGGATAATGCTTTATTACCGCTCTTTAGTGCAACAGGAGTATAGGTTAAAGTAAATGTGGTAGTACCAGTAGTTTCCTTCTGGACATAAACATCATTTTTAAACCATCTTTTCTGAGTACCAATCATGGTATACTCTTCAGTAGATTCTCCATCCACCGTGTAGGTGAAAGTAAAATCTCTGATTACACAACGCCGAGCATGTGACATTTTTACATAGTCTTCAACTGAATCACTTTTAATAAGTGTAATAATATCCGAATCGGTTAATTCAGTAATACTAACACCACTAGCTGGATAAGCTGCCCAATCTTTACCAGTTAAAATTGCAAACAATTTAATTCCAACATCCATAGCCTGAAAGGTTACAGTTATTGCAGGAATATCTTCAATTGTTCCTGAGTGTAGTCTATTACCCAATTCATCAATATCAGTTGAAGGTCTATCAGCAGTTACGGACAATCTCTGTACTCTAGGAATAACCAAAGAGTCCCTTGCTCCTACAATTTTTAGCTCTACAGCTTTTGATGGAATTGCTAATCTTCTAGCCATTATAGAGACCTCCTAAGTAATACTTTCGTATTCTGTCAAAAATTTTATACTAGCTCTCCAATAAAGTCTTTCCGTTAAGTCTGGAAATACTCTGCTTGGTGCTGCAACTAGTGTGTTTGGTTTTATATTTAGTACCCCAATTTGAGGTACTCCACTAGGCGGAAATCCATAGTCATAGTCGTAAACTGGAATACCTTCTTCTAAGTCATCTAATAAAACATAAGTAATTTCATCTCTCTGATTTTTATTAGCTCCATAAATTTCAATATCCCATAATCTATTTCTAGTTCCATGCCTATTTCCTAATTCAAGCGGCTTGGGTATTACGTCATTACCTACAACTGATACCGAGGGTAATATCAGTTCGGTATTGGGATAGTCATCTGTTACATTCACAGTTGGATACCCCGATAACACAACCTTTACATAATAGTATAAACTTAAATTCTGTTTTATGTCTAAATTCATATTTATCTAACCCTAGGTACTCCTACTTTTCTTTTTGGAGTTACGTAAATCTTATATTCGTAGCCATCCATAATATCTGTATATCTTTGAAATTCATCACCAGGATTATAATAACTTGGATTACGCTCAAACTCTGCTACTGCTTTTCTAATTAAATTAGATACTTCTATTGTAACTGTTTGTGTCTCGTATCTTATTGTAGATTCTACAGAATTTTTATTTCCAAATTCAGCTTTATATAATACGACACGTTCACTTAAATCAGCTATTATTTTTACACATGCACCGTAGAAAAATTCTGTTGCTGTAAATTTAGGATAAGCCCCTTCAAATTCTTGATTTCCTTGGTCTAATAAAACCCAATAAGGGGCTGTATTACCCCACGCAGAAAATCTTTCTTTTATGGTCTTATCATAATATTTATCATCAGGCCAAACAAATTCTTTCCATACCATGTCACGCCTTGCTTTATTAGGCATTTTTTTCCAACGTGTATATTGGTTATAAGCATTTAAATTTGTTCTTGCTGTTTCTACACCTTCCATTAAATCATTAAAGTCGCCAGCTACCATTTCCATTACTAATCTAGCTCCTCCAATTCCTTCTGATACTAATGCTTTTAAAATATAATTAATATTTTTATCTACCAGTGTAGAAAGTTGTATAAAAAATTTATACTTTCTAGTATACTCAATAGATTTAAAAGCAGCGTCTAATATCTCTTGTTTAAAAATTTCTGCATAAGTTCTATTATAAATTTTAATAAATTTCATTTTTAAAGTATATTCATCAATAGGAGCAGATGAAGGAAGAGTTACATACTCTACTAAAACTCTTTGTTCTATTCTTCCCATTCTTCCAGCAAAATCATTAGCTATACTTGAAGTTTCAGCAATTAATTTTTTAGCTTTCCATGACATATCTTTAAAATAATTTGCTGCATTGTCCATACTATTTCATCACAAGTCCTTCTACATCTCCAAATAAGATTCTTAGATAAGACCTTGTATAATCATTCATTCCATCAAGAATAACTTTTCTAATGAATTTAAAATCTTTTCCATTCTTAGGAAATTGTAATTCAATATCACTTAGCATAATTGCAACAAACTTATCTTTTTTATTTTCAATTACATTAAGAGCATCTACTAAATCCAAACCTTCAATTATAATTTCTCCTGTCATATTAACCTTCCTGTTCTTTAAGTGTTATAACCATCCTGTTTATATCAGGAACACCCCGATATGATATATCATCTTGTAAGTAAATTTTTCTATCTACAATATAATGTTCAGCATGCTCAACTAAATATAGATTTTGAGTATTATATTTTATTTGAACTACAGCCTCACCCTTCTCTAAATATCCACCAGCTACTCTCCAAGGTAAATCAATTTCACCTATAGTTACATGTGCATTTACCACATATCCAGAACTAGTATTTGTCCAATATGTGCCACCACAAACTGGACAGAAAGGATTAGTAGATAGATTAGAAACAGGATTTAAACTACACACAGAACATGGTACACCAGATGTTGTAACAAGAATAGTTATATTTCTTCCTATTGCTTCTCTGATTGCATCAATTGTATCTGTTGTTTCAGGCCAAAAAATTGTCATTTAATTGCCTTCTTTATTACATAATCAAACTTATCAGCTACACTTTTCCACTTAAATTTTCTTTCTTTAGTGAGTTCATAACCTTTTTGACCAATTGCTTTTATCTTATCAGCACCATTATTTTTCCAATCATCATATGCCCAATTTAGTGCTTCTACTAAAGAATTTAAATCAACCACTCTGCCAACAGTATTTACTCTTTCTACCATCTCATCCATAATTGTAGGAAGTAAAATTGCTGTATTTTCATTTTCCCATATTTCTGACAAAGCAGAATGATTAGGCATAATTTGTAATTTACCCGTAGCAGCATGTTCCCAATTAACCAGCCCCCAACCCTCTCCAATTGATGTATTTATGCCTACATCACAGGCGTTATAAACAATATTTAATCTCTCTTCTGGTAAACTTGGAATTTGATTTGATGTAGTAGACAAAATCAACTTGTTGTCAAATCCATATCTAACCGCCAATTCTGCTACATTATATCCTAAATCTTGTATTCCCATATGAAGATATAATTTTACATCTGGTTTATCCTTTTGAAATTCTCTAAACGCCCACATAGTTATATCCATTCTTTTTCTAGGTTGGTTTCTATTTCCATTAAACACAATAAAAGAATTTAAAAACTCTTCCATTCTTTCTTGAGGATATAGAGCTTGTCTAGAAAAAGTAGAATCCATTGGGTAAAAAATACTTGAAGAAATTCCATGCGGAATGATATGAATTTTATTTGACGATATATTTGGAGATTTTGTATCTAAGATAACATCTTTTCCAAAATTAGTATATACACATACTTCTTTAACTAAATCAAAACTCTGATAAAAACTTGGGCTATGCTCTTTAGCATCCACAGGGAAATATACTACTATAGGTGGTAGAAGTTCCTTCTTAATTTTTCTTAGTTCATTGAGGTACATTGAAATTACCCATGGGTCATTTATCATAAATATAAAATCAGGCCTTAGTCCTAACACCATACTCTCCAATCTACCAAGACCGTAAACATCTCCACCTAAACTAGCAGGGTAAATCTTATGCTTATATGGATGAGGGTCACCAAAATAGTTAATTCCTAAGTGGTGAATCTCATATTCTGTGGGTAAACTTCCTATAATTGAGTGAGCAACTCTAGCAAAACCAGTTGCTGCAACTGCGTCTGAAATCCATAATCCTTTAATATTATTTTCTTCCATAAAACCCTTCCTTTTCTTATTCTTTGTTATCTACGAATGTTAAATATTCATCACCTTGCCCCATTTCAGTTGTTCCAACATATCCAGGCAAATGTCCCTTAACAGAACCTGCTAATTTCTTATTAGGTGCTGTTAATAGTAAATTTAATTCATCCCAATCTCTTTTTAGTGATTCTTGTTTATCTCTACTACCTTCAATATTTGAAAATGAAATCTCTGCATCTCTCCATGAACCTACATTCCATGAAAAACTTTCTAAACTTCCACTTTTGACAATAATACATGCCATCAATATAATGGGTTGAACATCTCTTCTCAATATATTAGGATAAACTCTATTATTCTCATCTATTTGATATTTATCATCCCACCAGCGTTGTAATGCATCTACTGAACCTATTAAAGCTGAATGTAACCAATCATCTAAATATCTATAACTAGATGGATTTAAATCTCCTAATTTTAATCTTAATCTTGGGATAAGGTAATTTAAATCTGTAGCCATTATTGTTCATACTTCTCTAATTCAAGGTTAGACATAGCTTCCTCTAGATATTTAATAATTTTTTCTGATTTTTCTAGTTCTCTAGCTCTGTTTAAAAGTCTCAATAAGGGTGCTGTATCTGTAAATTTACTTACTCTACTTTTCAAAGATAAAAATTTCTCATTTAGAAGTTTATCAATATCATCGTCTGAAAGTTGATTAGGAGTAACTGGAGGAGGTTCTGGAGTTTTCTCCATTTTTACAATTCTTCCAGCTTCTACATGATTTCTATTCATTCTTTCAAAAAATACAAGTTGTTTTGTACTCCAAAATTCTAAATAAGATTTCTCACTATCTCCTTCAAGAATAACCCCTTCTGGAGCATCCGAAAAGGGGTTAAGAGCAATTACGTGCACCTTTCCTACGATTGTTTTTCTATACCTAGCAAGTGGTTCTTTTCCCTCTTGCATGGCAGCATATAAATCTAAATCCGTCATAATAAATTACTCCTTTCTAAATTTTAAGTGGGGGAGACTTTCGCCTCCCCCATAATTATTTTTGTAACTTAGGGTGTTACGTTGTTGAGCATATAAATTCCCTGAGCATTATCAATTATCATACCGAACTGTTGATAAAGTTCAAGCATCCACTGTGGAGGCGTAGGATTCATATCTGACCATTGTTTCTGTTTTACATCACCATAAGTAATAAATTCACCAACTCCTTCACCAATAACAAGAACAAAAGTTTCAGGAATAAGTTTCTGGTAGTCTTCAGGATTGTTATAAACTTGGTCAATTGCTACGATAGGAACACCGTAGAACACACCAATTTTACCAGTATTCAAAACCTCATCAATCTTGGTTTGAGAGCCAGTATAGTTTGAACCATCTCTACTCCAGAACCCAGCAAATTTAGAGATTGGAGTAATAACAGAGCGAGCACCTACAATAGCTTTCGCACCAGAAGTTGTCTGGTTAATTCTATTGATTGCGGTAATTAAAGCAGTATCAGTCAATACACCACCAACAGAAACATAGTTGTTAGGGGTATTTCCAGCAGTCCAAATGGTACCTAAAGCTGTAAAGATTTTATTATAGAAATAATCTTGTAACTTTGCAGCCATTTCTGCTCTAATTTCTTGAAGAGTGCCAATTTCACCACTATCCATTTCCCACTCGTTATAGGTAACTTTCACGTCAGCACCATCTAACACATAGTTGATTCTTTCTGAAACAGTCATTTCACTTGCGAGATGAACTGCACCAGGAACTAAAGTTCTAACTCTAATGCCTCTTCTAACTTTCTTTACAAGGCTATCGCCAGGTTTCAAAGCTCTAGTGTTTAAAAGATTACCAACAATCTGTCCTGTTAAATGGTTAGGCTGTACGTATTCAACGATAATTTCTGCTAACGCATCTCTTTGGCTTTTATCCTGCACCATTGATGCAATAGCTTCTTGAATTTGTTTTTCATCAGCCATAATTAGTATTCTCCTTTTTTATAGTGTTCTGAAGGTTAAAGAACCATCATCAGAATTAAACCGTTCAACGACAGCAATAATACCAGATGCAGCATCGTAAACTAATTTACCAGCCTCAGCTAAAGTGTCATCAGCGACATTCTTTACTCTTAAAGGAGCACCAGCCGCCATAATAGCAGCAGAGAATGTAAATCCACCAGATTGTACTGTGAATACGCCTTTGTCAAATGCCAAAGCTTGATAACCCGAAGGGATTGTTACCCCATTTTGATTTCCAGGGTAAGTTAAGAAGATTTTTGATGTGAACGGGACATTTCCCGCTGCACCAAATCCACCCTGTCTTAGTGACCAATCATAGGAAGGCATTGGGACTAACATTTTAATATCATCTGTAACTTGTGAATTGCTTACAGGCCAAGATACAATGTACTTAGCTTTTAAGGCCTCAGATGCACTTGCAGGTACTCTTACACCAAACAAGTCTGCTCTACTGCCAAAATCATAGCTTGAGCCATGAGAAGTAAGCAAAACCATGCGGCCTTCTACAACGTCACCACAGGCTATAACACCTATAATATCAGTATATTTATTGATTTCCATAGCTAATATCGCTCCTTAGTTTTGTTCTTTTAGATATTTTACAATATCTGCTGGTGTAATTGTACCAGAATCAGGTGTATTTATTTGAGGAACTTTCTTAGAAGTAATGCTGATTGACGCTGTAGCTTTACCATCCTTATCAGAAGGTTTTTCAAAAGCTGCTACAAGTTCTTGAATAAAGAACTCTAGTTGCTCATCAGACATCCCTGCGAAAGCTTCCGTTCTTTCGTTGAAATACTCATCTGTAATTTCAAGATTAGCATCCACAAATTTTTGTTTAATTGAAGCAAGTTTTTCTTTCTTAGCTTCTGCAGCTTCAATAGTTTTCTTAAAGTTTGTCAAATCCTCTAACTGAGGTTTTAACGTAACTAATTCAGTTTGAACTTCTTCAAAACTTGCTTGAATTTCAGAAACTTTAGTTTCATACTGTTGTTTCTGCTCATTCATTAGTCTTTCATGTTCAGTTAATTCAATCGTGTTTTCCATCGAATCTCCTTTTTCCTTAGAAGATAGTGCAAGTGCTGGAGTTCTTCCTTGATACGCTGGCATACCTACAATGGTCGCAGCGTTCATAGATACATTTTTTAATGCCACCCCATCATCTTCATTTTCTTCATCTGTATAGGTTAGTTCCCAAGAAATGTTGATACCCTTTCCCTCGGAGTATCTACTTCTGAGAAACTCTACATCTTCGTGTCTCTCTCTATCCCAAAGAGCCGCTAGTGCCTGGATTGAATTGCCTTCAGTTTTTAAATGAGTCATAACACCCAAAGGGAATGTATCAGCATGCCCTTCGGATATATCTCCGTATGCCATTTTTAATGGCATGAATAAACCCGTTCTTAAAACATTTGCAAATTCTTCTCTTGGTATTCTCTGCCTATTAGCATTATGTTTATCATCAGTAAGCAGGAATTTCATCCAAGCAACATTTGGATTTAAAGATATGGAAGCCGAAGCTGCCATTTCTTCTATCTCCAATTTATCTATCATTAATTTTACATCAAAAGCTTGTAACGTGATTGTTTTCATAATATTTTACCTCTTTTATGCCTGTTTACCGTTATCATTACCAACAGGTGCGCCTGGTTTAACTTGTTTAACCTGTTTATTATCATTTTCTTGTTTTAATTTTTGTTGTTCCATCACTTGGTCTTGTTTTATTTTCTGTTGTTTTTGCATCTGATTATCTTTAATAGTTAATTGTTCTTTACCTCCAGGTGCAAGCACTTCTTCATCTAAACCATAAGTTTTTAACATTTTCTTTTCTTCTTCTTTTTTAGCAAATTCTTCTGATATATCATATCCATAAGACTTTGCATAGGATGTTCTAGATAGATTTCCTGTATCATATAATTTTGATAAACCTTCGTAATATAATCTTAACCCTAATAAATTAATAGGTGTAAATTCTATATCAGGCAGGTCACTTTTTAATTCATTTTGTTCTTTTACTTCATAAAATATTTTATGAATAACAGGCATTAAAGCATCTCTCATAATTTCCATAGTACTTGTGGGAGATAATGTAGCTATTTCAGGGTCAGAAGTAAATGACCGTTCTGTTTCACCTGTAATTAATATTCTAGGAAATCCCAAAGCTAATATAATATCTTTATTTACTGCATCATATTTTTTATCATTCAATAATGCTTCCACATCTGGAAATACCCAATTCAATGTTACAGTATGGTTAGTAAATAAAGTAAATACTCTTTCAACTTCCTCCGTACTAAATCCTTCTCTCCAGCGAAATTTTTGTTCTAAATCATCTAATGTTTCTTCTTGGTCTTCTGTCAATGGAAAGTTATCATTACCAGCAGTTACATGAAGTATAGCACTAATTACTCTTGCAGCAATAGAATAATCCATTCTTTTTAAATTTCTTTTGTGTTTAAATGATTCTAAACCTGGATATAGATAAGGAATTGGATATTGTGAATCTGATAATATTGTTGATTTTATAATCAAAGGATTATCAAGTAATATTTTCTTATCTCCAGCCGCTACTTGTGCAACAAATTCTGGATATAAAGTTACTATTTTAGTATATAATTCTATATCTTTAGACCCATCTTCATATGTACCCTTTGTCTGTATAAACATTGTAATATCATCAGGAATTTGTAAAAAATAAGACTCTTCATCTGTAATAAATGGTCTATTAATTATAATATCCTGTGCATTTCTAAGCCACATATTAGTTGGATATAGAAGTGAATCTAATCTTTGTATTCCTTTTTCTCTTAATTGCTTCCTATTTAATGTTGTTAAAGTTATTTCTGGTACCACTAAACCTGTAGTTAAAAATTCTAGAGATGCTTTTCTTATAAACTTTATAACATCATTTCTTAAAGATTTATAAATTTGATAATCAGTTTTAGAAAGTTCTTCTTGTGGAATAATAATATCATTAATAGCCAATCCGACCATTTTTGTTACAACAGTAGTAGCGATAGGTTCATGTCTAAAGAAAAACCTACAATCTTTTACAATCTTAACAAAGGTATCATGGTCTTCAAATGATAGTTTATCTACTTGAGCAGAACCCCAAACACTAATATTACTTCTATAACTAGACTGTGGTACAAAAAAAGCTGCCTTTGCTTTCTTGACTAGTTTAATTTTATCATTATCCATATAATATTCTCCATAATTTATATTACCCATCTACTTTTAGCCAGTGGTTTTTGTGGTTTTGAAAACAACTGTCCTACTATTAACATAAAATATGCTACAGAGGCACATAACATGGCTGAAGTATTATGGTCATCTCCTCTTTTTCCACCTTTTGGAGTAAGTGTTTTATAAACAACTTCTCCAAGAGGAGTTTTAGTATATGTCATTCTTTCAAGTTCTGTAACTAATTCCATATCAGTAGATGAATAAACCATCTTATGAGAGTTAGTATATTCTTGAAGTAATGTTACACTATGAGGTTTGACTTTAGTTTTAATCTCTTCACCTTCAGAGTTTTCTCCCAAAACAATCCAAGAACCAAAAGAAACTGGAAATAATCTTTTTACATAATTTTTATGTAGATATGTATCATCTTCTAGTAAATGCTGTGTTAAACCTTTTTCATTACCTGAATCTATTCCTATTACTTCTGGTCTTCCAAATTTAGTATCTAAATAATCTATCAATTTTTCTTGAGTTGGGTAGGCTACTTTGTAAAAATTAATTCTTGCATGTTCTTTTATTATACCATTTTTCTCATAAAGTATCATGATTGAAGTAGGTTCTGTATATCCCAAGTCTATACCCATGATTACTAAATCATGTGGAGGTAATCCTGGAATTAATGCTAATCTACTTATAATTTCATTATACGAATAATCTATACCAGATAAACTAAGTCTATAAGTTGGATAAGAATCAATTTGCATTAATCTTCTATCAAATACTGCAAAGGTTGGAGAACCATGTCTTCCCAAAACTAAATGAATATAATCTTCATTTTCTACCCCACCATATTGTTTTATATTTTTTTCTTCGTCATCTTCACTATATCTAGGATTTTCATGGGCTGATGTTCTATGATGAGAAAATTCATCATTAACTTCATCGGCTAAATATAAAACACATTCTTCTCTTAACCCTGTAGGTACACCAGATACCCATAATTTAAATCCATCTTCCCATGTATTTAAAACTGGTTGTAACTCTAGCCATGTTCCCCAAGGATAATAACCAGCTTCATCTAAAATTATTATTGGGGTGTGATGTCCAATAACATTTACACCAGTTCCAGATTGCCCAGCAATTTTACAAAATAATTGTGCATTATTAAGTAAAGTAATTGTATAACTGGATGAATTAATTCCTCTCTTTGGTTCTATAAAATTCTTTAAAAGTGTATTACTTCTAAGATATTTAATAAGACTATTAAAAACTGGTTCTAGATGTGTCTTACTTGGAACAGTATATATAATATATTCAGTTGGGAAAAAATTATTAATTAATATCCAAAGAATAAAATCAGTTAATGATACTGTTTTACCTACTGCTCTTCCACAACAAAGTGAAACATAATGATTAAAATCTCCCAAATATTCTCTTTGGTATCTAGTATATTCAAAATTTTCATGTCTTAAAACATCTATATTTCTATAAAACTCTCCAAACAAAATTGGGTGTTTTAGTATTTCATATAGACACCATTCATCCTGTGTTATCTTTTCTTGTAGTGCCATCTTGTAGGACTCCATTATAAGGTATTTTGAACTTTTCTTTAACTGGCTCTCCGCCCCATTTGTCAAGATACCTAGCTCTTGCTTCTCTAAATTTTTGATGATGCATATTCATTTCTGTAGGAGTATACATTTTCATAGTTCCACTATTCTCATGTTTAACTCTACAACCAGGAACATCCTTTATAGTATATCCTTTTAATAACATTCTGTAATGATAATCATTATCTTCAAAATAAGCATAATAAGGGGACAAAGATTCATCAAAATGTCCAACATCATTAATTATTTTTCTTGGAAATGCCATTAAAGAAAATGAAGTTGAACCTTCTGATGGATATATTGAAAAATTCTCATCATATCCACTCATTAATTTTTCAAGAGAATCATCATAAAATTCTATATCATCATTACATAGTACAATTTCATCGGGTACGTTATCAAAAAACCAATTCCAACTTCTTGCTACCCCTAAGTTATGCCTAACTTTTACAACAAATACTTTATTTGTATATAATTTATCAAATGATTCTAGATTAAGATTATTACCATTATCAATAATAAAATATCTTTCTGGTTTTAATGTTCCAGCTTCTGCTGATTCAAGGCATTTAATTAATAAATCATATCTTTTTAAAACTGGTATACATAAGTTTACATTCATATTAACCTCTCCTAAATATTTAAAATCCTTAAAATTTCTGATACTGTTGGATTTACAGGATAAAAATTAGTATCGCTGTAAATCACATGTCTCATATCCCAATTTATTCCGTTATGTGGTGCTATCTTGGGAATATTAAATCCATTTGCTAATGCCAATTGAGATGACATCATTCCAAAAAATCCTATTGAATTAGCAATCCAAGTAGTTGTTTCTAGTAAATCTTGTCCTGTTAAGTCAATTCCAAATCCTGTATAGTCTCCAAACCCACCTACAACTACACATTTAAGCGGACAGACTTTTATAAAATCATTAAATAATCCTTTATACGAAGTTTCACCTCTGGGTGCTACCACAATAAAAGGCTCATCCATAGTATCAAATTCTGGATATTCATATTCTACAACAACAGGAAGTGGTATCCCAACAGATAGTGCTATAAAATCTGGTATTGCTCTGTCTGGTACCCATCTAAATCCCATTTGATAAACTCTATCATATTCAGAAGTATCTATAGGCATAACAAACGGTTGAACACCCATATCCATCCTTTCAATATGATAATTATCTGGTATACAAAATTCATTAATACAACTTTGATACTCAAATAATTTCTTTAAAGGTTTACAATAATCACTAGTATAAAAATCTGCTGTTGTATTATTAATTTCACATGCTTTTCTAATGGCAGGTAATGCGTAAACCGCATCCCCAATTTTTCCTGGATGACTACATGCTATTTTATTCATAACCTCTCCTACATTCCATATAATAAAGTTTTTCCTACTTCCCATCTATAGTCTTGTATTCTAATTTCTTGCTCTTTAGTTAATGGTGTATCTAAAAGTATTTTAACTAATTCCATAGGCCATTGATATTTGATTGCAAAAAACCACCATTTATGTAGCCTGTTGATTTTATCTGCATCAGGAATATCCAAAGGCGTGTGTTCATAAAATGCTTGTGCTTGAGTTTCTTCTGTAATCAATCCTTTATCTAAACAATATTTCCACAAATCTGTTCTAGGAAAGGGTTGAAATATAGCACACCAAGAATCTGTTGGATTTATTTCTTGATTCATCTTCAAAGTAGCTAACGCATCTTCTAATGGATTTTCTACTGGAAGACCAATCATGTTTTGAAGTCTAATTTTTATTCCATTATTTTCACAAGTTTGTGTAGTAAATCTTATTTGCTCATTAGTTACAAACCCACGCCTGAGTAATTTTTGTGTTTCAGGAACAGCAGATTCTAATGCTATATTAAGAAATACACATCTAGAAGTAGCCATCATTTCTATAAGACGTTTATCATTTATACTATTAGCTCTTACAGAACCACACCATTGTAATCCAGTTTTCCAAATCAATTTACAGAAACTCTCTAACCATTGTGGGTCAGATGCTAAATCATCATCATTGAAATAAACTAATTCTAATCCATAATCCTTTTTTACTTCTAGAATTTCTTCTATCATCAACTCAGGAGATACTCTTTGGAAAAAATCTTTCTTCTGGTCTTGATATAACTTCTTGAACAAATGATTGAAACAGTATGTACAGCTATAGAGACAATATCTTCCAGCCATAAATCTCTTCATCCTTGCCTTACCAAAATCATCATATTTATACTGAATAGACCTATCTGGATGAGGAATATTATTTACATCTGGTAAACTTCCTCTAACCAAACCTTCAGGATATTTACCCTCCACAATATCTAAGATGACATTTTCCCCTGGGCCTACCACTACATAATCTATATTCTTATTTTTCATTCCAGATTCAGGAAAGAATGTAAAGTGTGGGCCTCCTACTACTGATACAAACTTTCTATTGCTTTTTAATTCTGCTAATTTATTAAAGAACCATTCATGTTCACCAGACATAACAGAACACATAATAAAATCTGCTTCTGGTATTTCTTCTTTGGATGCTTGGACTAAATCTACAGTATGCCCTGCATTTTTAAGTATTTTAGATAGGTATAGAATACCTAACTTATCTGTTCTTAATTTATCCTCTAAAAATAAAACTGATGCCATACTACTTCCTTTCTAACAATATATTGAAATATATAGTTCCATCAGGCCCATAGATTACTATCTCATATTCAGGTAAATATGTCTTTATGAAATCCAAAACTTCGGCTTCAAGTTTATTATGAAATGCTAATAGTAAATATCTTGCTTGTTTTAGAATAGTAGAATGTTCTATAATATTATATTCAGAACCTTCAACATCTACTTTAATTAAATCTGGAACATCAATAATATATTTTTCTAATTCTACAAAGTGAAATATCTTTCCTTCATATTTCATGAACTGATGATGTGGGTCTATTTCCATAGCACCTTTAACTGTATAACCCAAAGGACTGTTATCTCCTACCCCAAATACTTCTGCTTCTGTTTCTCCATAATAAATTCCATAGTTGATTGGAATTATTCTATTTCCAAAACGTTCTAGATTTGTAAGTAGCATTTGATAATTTTCAACATCTGGTTCAAAACAATAATATTCTTTAACTTCTGTTAATCTATTTAACATCCACAAAGCACTTATTCCACTAGATGCTCCAATATCAACTACTGTCTCTACTCCACATTTTTCTAATACATTGAGTACTCCTGCCCAAAAAGGATTGTAAATAAAATCATTATAACATATATTATCCATTGGTCTTGCTACTATTAAATTATAAGCCATCATATACCTTCCTATATTCTATAAAAGCTTTATTTGTTTTATTAGGTAATAAACTTACATAATCTTCTATATTCATAAGTAATTCATCTGTATGAACATATCCATACATTTCATCTTCTAAATTCTTCTTAATAGACTGTTCATTTCTTTTTTGATAAGTAGTTGGAGGCATAAATAAGGGCCTTGTATCTAAAAGATATTGAGCAATATATCCACCCCATATATCATCTACCCTTCCTACATGTGGTAAAACCATATAATAAGGTATAGCTTCTCTAGCAATAAAAGTATTTTGACTATTAAATGGCATGTATAATTCAGATGTAAATGGATAATCTACTTTCAATTTTAAATCCCTAGGCCAGTACATTTGTCTACATACAGCATCTACATCTGGGTCACCATCCCATAAATCTGCTTGGAATAAAATCTTTTTAGCTTGTTTACCTAAATAATGTAATCCTTTAGCTAATGATAAATGACTTATTGGGTAGCCTCTATGCCAAAGTTCAGGATAATTAGTCATCTTCATGGGGTCAAATGCTAAGATAGAATCACAATCCCAAACATCTACTAATGATTCTTCTCCTACTAGTACATATTTTCCCCAATTTTCATAAGGGATATTATCATCATCTACACTAGCTATAATATCTGCACCCATTTTATATGCATGTACAAATCCTATATTTCTTCTCATAATACAATTCCATCCAATTGCTTTACTTAATTCTGGATACAATACTTCCTGAGTATTAGGAGATAAATAAGTTATTCTATTTTGTAATGTTGTATAAGAATCGTGTGGAGTTTTTAAATCACCGACTACAATTAAATGCCAATCATTCATTTGTGCATATTTTATTGTAGCTTCAGTTGGTTCATAAATTGTGGTTGTAACAATAAATTTTTTCATAATTCGTGTATCTCCAATCCTATGTCAGTATGTCCCCATGCGTCTGGATTTGTTGTTTGTGTCATTGTAAAAGCTTCATCACAACTATTTATTTTACCACTTCCTCCAAATCCAGCTTCGTGTCCTATATGCCAAATAGGAAGACTCCAATCTACTGCTAAACCATGTCCAGCAAGTACAGATTTCATTTGAACATTACTATCCATATATGCTCTACCAGTAAATCTTTCTTCAAAGCCTTTCATATCATGCCATATTTGTCTATGCCCAATTTGCATATCTCCACAATTACTCACTAAAGAATATTTATCATTCCAATGTACACTTGTTGGAGGTTGCTGTGGGTACTGTCCTTCCAAAGCATCTAGACCATTCATGTAAGAAATTGGGTCTATTCTTGCTCCTAATTCTCTAACTACATATAAAGAAATTGTTCTAACTCCTGTAGTAAAAAATACATCAGGATTTACTACTCTTTCTATATGATGTCTTTTGGGAGTAATACAATCAATATTTGTTGAAACCAAAAAATCAGATTTCATTCTAGCTAATCCAACATTTCTTGCTTGAGTTTCACATACAACTTGTGCTTCTGGGTCATTCCATGTCCACTCCTTAGCTTGTTCTGGAGTAACCCTTATCCATTTAAAATTTCCTGTATGTATTAAATCATTTTGTATTTCTTCTACCATAGTTAATTTATCATTGTCTGTATTCCAATCTACATACATAACTTCATCATAAGTTACTATCATTGAATTTAAACAATAGGTAGCTCTTTCTAATAAATTTTGCCCATAGTCATCGTTCCTACTAATTATACATACTCCATAGGTAGTCATACTGAAACTAATCCCTGTTCCCTAACCTGTTCATAAATCCAAGCATAAGTTCTAAGTAAACCATTTTCTAAAGAAACTTTTGGTTCCCACCCTAAGATTTCTTTTACTTTAGTATTATCAGAATTTCTTCCTCTAACTCCTTGGGGACCATCCAGATTATAATTTTTTTCAATCCTGATTCCAGCAATCTCAGCAATAATATCTGCTACTTCATCAATTGTTACCATCTTATCACTACCAATATTTAAAGGTTCATGATAATCTGATTCAATTAATTTAACAATGCCTTCTACTATATCAGAAACATAACAGAATGACCTTGTTTGTTTTCCATCTCCCCAAACCTCAACATTTGGATTTGCTGATAAATTAGCCATAGCTATCTTTCTACACAAAGCTGCAGGAGCTTTTTCTCTACCACCTATCCAACTTCCCTGAGGCCCATATACATTATGAAATCTAGCAATATAAGTATTCATACCATACTCTTGTCTATGGTATTGACATAACTTTTCCATTGTTAGTTTTTCCCACCCATATCCATCTTGAGGCTGTGCTGGATAAGCATCTGATTCTTTTAAAGGTGTAACATCTGTTTTTTCTTGTAAAAATTCTGGATATACACAAGCAGATGATGAAAAGAAATATCTTTCTACACCATTTATTCTAGCAGCACTTAATGTATTCATATTCATTAATGTATTATTAATCATAATCATGGAATGATTTTTAGAAATAAATCCCATTCCACCCATATCAGCAGCCAATCCAAATACATAATCTACCCCATCTGTAGATACTTCTGCATTTTCAAATTCTTTTAAATCTAATTTTAAAAATTCATCTGCTCTAGTTCCACCATACTTAGGATATTTAGTATCTACGCCTCTTACCCAATATCCAATATCTTTTAAATAATTTGTAAGGTGGTATCCAATAAACCCACCTGCTCCTGTTACTAATGCTTTAGTCATTTCTTCCTCTCCTCATCATCATATGTATAATATGTTTTTAAAGTAGTAGATATATCTCCATAACCTAATTCTGTATCAATAGCTTTTATCAAAGCAGACCGTTTTGCGTTCATAATTTGTGCTCTCTCAGCCGCATCTAACCGTTTCTTTGTTGTTAAATTTATATTCATAATATCTTCTTGAGCCATCCAACAACGAAGATTAGTGGTAATTAATTCATCAATAATCATCCCAATACTTTTTCTAGTGATGTCCATTTTAGTTCTCCATTCTCTAAATAATAAATAACTGGTTCTGGAAGTGGTACAATAAATGCACCACCATCATCCAAAAACTTTTTATTTCTAACAATAAAATCTTCTACAAAATGCCAAGGAAGTATAAAAAACATTTCAGGATATTCTTTAAATGCTTGCTCTTCTGCTATAATTGGAATATTAGTAGCTATGGTTTTCTTGCCAAATTTATCTGGATTTACTTCAGCAATAACTGGTATTAATTTTTTTGTAATCCCAAAATATTGAAGTAAAGTATTTCCTTTTGTAGATGCTCCCATACCATATAATCTAATTCCAGCATCTTCTGCTCTACATAAAAAGTCTAATACAATTTTCTTTATATTACTAACACGGTCAGCAAATGCTTTCATAGGATTTTCAAAACTATCTAAGTAAACTCTTTCATCTGCTATAGCCTGTAATACACTTCCTTCAATGGGATAGTATTCATTTCTTCCAGCAAATACCCTTACACTTCCACCATTGACTTTGTTATAAGATACCTTAAAAATATCTAATCCAAACTTATCTAATAGATTTCTAACATCACTTAGTTTATAATATTCTAAATGTTCATGACAAATATTATCAATAGCATTTATTTTCAACATAGAAAGCAAGTCTGTAAATTGAATTACAAATATACCATCATCAGCTAAAATATCTACTACATCCCGAACAAATTTATTTGGGTCTGGTAAATCATAAAACATAGCAATAGCTGTAACTACTTTTGCTTTATTAAACATATAGGTATCTTTACAAAAATAATCATTAATAAAAGTAGTACAATAACTTTTAGCCTTCTCTGCTAAATTTAAAGCTGGGTCATATCCTACTCTATAAGCAACTCTATTTTTATATAGACTAAACATTATCCCATCATTACATCCAATATCTACTAATACATCTAAGTCCTCAATCTTTATAGTATTTTCAATATCAGTTACAACATCTTGTAAAGATTTTACCATTGATGGATTAATAGCTGATTGGTAGAAATATGTTCTATACATCTCATCTAAATCTACTGTATGTTTAAGTTGAACAAGACCACAAGATTTACATTCCACTAAGGCTAGTGGAACTGCTTTACCTTCAGTCTTATCAACAAAATTAGATGGATATATATTTCCTAAATCTAAAACTTTTCTTAACCCTCCCCCACAAATCCTACACGAACTCTGAATTTTGTGTGCCATAATCACCCTTCCTTATTGTTCTTTTGGTATTGTTACATCAAATCCAAACTCTGTTGAATGAAATCTTTGTAGTGCATTTTCTAATATTACTGTAAACTGGTAAAATCCTGTTAATGATAAAAACCCAGATGGAATAGTTGAAATTAAATAATTTATTCCACTAGCTACTGCTGGCAGATAAACAACTTCATCATTTGGTTTCTTACCAATAATCCATTTAGAAGTATATGGAGCTAAATTAGAAGGAGATTCTACTCCAGTAAGTTCATCATATTCATTTACTTCTACTTTTAAGAGATGACCATAATCTGCTTTAAAAATTATAATATGTGTCATATTTTTACAATCCTATTTATTATCGAATTTATGATAACATCGTATCCTATTAAATTAGTTATAGCAGCATGGGTTTTAATTTGAGTATTTACTTCTACATCTGCTGCTAGGGCTGTATTTATTACTGTCTTACAATCTATCTTTGTATTTATTACAGTTTCACATTCAATTATATGTTCTGATGTAGCTGTTGTTCCAAAGATATAAGCTTTTACAGAACTTCTGGTAATAACATTACCATATATGTAAGCTGATTTGGATGTTACATTAGATAAATATCCTCTAACATAAGCATGTGTTGCTGTGTTTACTACACCCCTACCTTTTATGTAGGATGGTTTAGAATTACTTACAGCTATACCACCTTTGGTATAAGCATGAATAGATGTAGTTATTAAACTTTTACCAGATATATAAGCTGGCTTAGATATTGTACCAACACTTCTGCCTTTTATATAAGCTGGTTTATTAGTATTTGTACTTATTATACCATATATATATGCTTTTGTCAAGGTTTGAATAGTACTTTTTCCTGACAAATATGCAGATTTTTGTGTATTTACTAGTATTTTTCCACGTATATACGCAGATTTTGAAGTAATTGCTGTATTTTTACCAACTATATATGCAGATTGATTAGTAGATATAAATACTCTACCTTTTATGTAAGCATATTTAGATGTTCTTATTATACCTTGTACAAAAGCAGCCTTATTTGTTACAACATTAATTCTACCTTTGATATATGCATGGATAGATGTAGCATTAGCAGAATAACCATTTATGAAAGCTGACTTCGATGTAACAACATTAGTTCTGCCTTTGATAAAAGCTGCTTTGTTACTTGTAGAAACTATCCCACCTTTGATAAAAGCTGGTTTAGATGTAACTTGATTTGTTGAGCCTCTAACATATGCTGGTTTAGAAGTAGTTATAGAGAGTTTACCAGCAACATAAGCAAATTTAGAAGTTATACCAATACTTCTACCTTTAATAAAAGCTGATTTAGAAGTAACTTGACTTGTTGAACCTCTGGTATAAGCAAACTTTGAAGTAACTGTAGATTGTCTACCTTTTACATAAGCGGGTTTAGAAGTTAAATCACTAGTTCTACCTTTCAAATAAGCAGCTTTATTAGTTTGAACATTTATAGAACCACGTATGTAGGCTGATTTATTTGTTAATGTGCTACTTCTACCTTTTACATACGCAGATTTAGTAGTTACATTAGATGAATAACCACTAACAAAAGCTTGTTTATTTGTTACTGCATTAATTCTACCTTTAATAAATGCAGATTTACTAGTTGTAGAAACTATTCCACCTCTGATAAATGCAGATTTGGAAATAACTCCTGTTGATAAACCTCTAGTAAAAGCTGACTTATTAGTTACTAGTGAAGAATTTCCTCTGATAAATGCTGACTTGGAAGAAACTCCAGTATTCTTACCTTGAATAAATGCTGGTTTATTTCCAACTAATGTATTTCTACCTTTGATAAACGCTGACTTACTGGATAATCCTGTATTCCAACCTTTAACATAAGCATATCTACTTGTTATTGCTGTACTTACACCTTTAATATAGGCAGATTTTGATGTAATAACTCCACCAGATTGTCCATTAATGTACGCTGGTTTACTACTTACACTTGTATTTCTACCTCTTATGTATGATTGCTTAGATGTAGTTATAACTACACCACCTCTAATAAATGCTGATTTATTAGTTACAGAAGTAGTTTTACCTTGGATAAATGCTGGCTTAGAAGTAGTTGTAGAAAGCTTACCTTTTACATATGCATGAATAACAGTTTCTTCATCAGCCAGTCCACGTACATAAGCTGCTTTTGAAGTAGCTGTAGAAATCTTTCCTTTTATATAAGCTGATTTACTGGTAACAGAAACATCCTTACCTTTAATGTATGCCTGTTTTGAAATTGTTGCTCCAGTTGCACCTTTTATATAAGCTTGCTTATTAGCTACAGAAGTATTTTTACCTTTAATGTATGCTGATTTTGAAGTACGAATAATACCACTAATATAAGCAGACTTAGAAGTACGTACAATACCAAATATATAAGCTGACTTACTAGTTACAGAAGTAATTTTACCTTTTACAAATGCTCCCTTAGATGTTAATGCTCCAGTTGCTCCTCTTACAAATGCTGCCTTATTGGTAATACCAATGTTTTTACCTTTAACATATGCAAATTTAGAAGTTACTGAAGTATCTTTACCTTTTAAGAAAGCAAATTTAGAAGTAGTAATATTTATACTACCTTTTAAGTATGCAGACTTAGAAGTTATAGAAGTATTCTTGCCTTTTACATAAGCAAATTTGCTAGTTAAAGTATTATCCTTGCCTTTTACAAATGCCACCTTAGAAGTTACACCAGTATTTTTACCCCTGATATATGCTGGCTTATTTGTAACTCCAGTATTTCTTCCTTTTACATAAGCTGTTTTACTAGTTAAAGCTCCTGTAACACCTTTTATATATGCGGATTTAGATGCAAGACCAGTATTCTTTCCTTTTACAAATGCAGATTTGTTACTAATTCCAGAATTACCACCCCTAACATATGCAGGTTTAGAAGTTAAGGTTGAAGATATACCCCTGATATATACATAACGATAAGATGAAACATTAGCTATACCACGTACATAAGCAGATTTACTAGTTTTTGGCTCACCACCAAACATGTAAACAGATTTAGAAGTAGAAATAGTATTTCTACCTTTGGTATAAGCACTTTTTGATGTTGAAGATGTTGGAAGAGATGGGGCAGGAGTTCCAAGAGCTACCCATTCTATCTTAAATCCTGTCTGACCTTTTACAAAAGCTGATTTTTTAACTGTAGATTCTACACCACAAATATATGCTGATTGTGAAGATGCAGAAACACCTGCTCCAGCATATTTTGGAATGACTAACTTAACTTCAGCAATTGCTGGAGATGCTTTTAATTCAACTATAACGGTTACAAAAAATTCTACCCACCAAGGATGACAAGTTGAAGCATTAGTCATATATCCAAAACGTGCTCTTAGACTATTGACATAATCTTTTGTCCACCCACCAGATGGTTTAGCTATTGCTACTAATGTTCCACCTATATGTTCAACATAATCTACTTGATTACCAGGGCCTCCTAAAACTTCAGTAACCTGCCCATCTGAATCTCTTACAATACAACCTGCAAAAGCATCGTCTGCTGGATATGCTTGATTATCATCATCATGGTGTAAATTAGCACAAGCACCCATAACACTAATATCAACAATATCTTCAAGTTGAACTTCTACATATTTAGTATTTCCACTAAGATTTTGACGAATATATATAGTAGGAGCATCCCCTGATACATCTTTTCCCACAAGAGGGTATGCATAAATTGAACTTCCATCAATATCTCCACCAGCTTGGTTTTCTAATGTATTAACAGCATTATTATGTGTGCCATCTGCATTTGGTCTTATTGATATAAATTTATATGGAGCAATAGGATAATCACTAGAAGTTTTACTAAGAACAAGGTCATCATACCAAATTTTACAATTGGTATTATTATCAACTAAAAATTGTGTTATAGTTGTAGCTGTTTGTTGAATTACATACTGAGGCCCTGTAACCCCATTAACTTTGTAATTAACGTATGTATATCCAGTTGAACAATCTACTTTAAAATCTAACTTTACCCATGTTCCTAGAAAATTATCTAAAACTACATCACATTGATTTGTATCAGTATTAACATATATTTTATGTGTAGTATGGCTTACATTAAAAGTTATACTTGTTCCAGCAGCTAAAGTAATTGAAAATATAGAATCATCATAAGTAAATTCCATATAATCAGCAACATAACTTTCTCCTGGCATATCATATTTAAAATATCCCGATAAATCATCCCATCTTAAATATACAGAACCAACTAAAATATTTGGATTAGCTTCTGGTTGTATATAAGCAAATGTATAAGTTAATAAACCACCTACATTCATAAGAGAAGCAGAACCAGTCCCTCCCCCATGCTTTATATCAATATCTGATTCCATCCATCCCCAAGAAGAATGGTTAGAGAACAAGTCAAGACCAGTTCCATCACCTAATCCATAGTCAAATCCAAACATCAACCAAGGGGAAATTTGATTTCCTGCCATATTATTTTATTCCTAATACAGTCATTCTAATTCTCAAATCATTTAAATTTGTAACTTTGGCTATTTCATTTCCAGTAAGATAATATCTATATAAACTTGGAGTTGAAGAAGGCCCAATTACTGTAATGCCTGAAGCTATTGATAAAGAACCTTGTAATAATTCAGTTTGCAAAAGACCTGATGCTATGCTATCTCTAATACATGCCATATATTCTAAATACCATTCACCTGATTCTACTACATCTGTTGGATTAGATAATCCAACTTCAAATGTTCCACTTCCAACTGGCATATTTACATATGTAATATAAGTTGATGGATTATTATCTCTTAAATATGGATATAAAATAGTTGTTCCACTAGCAGAATTTGTCCATGAATCTGCATAAACGTCAGAATCTGGAAGTAAAGATTGTCCACCACCTAATACATAAGCCTTACGTTGTGTAGTTCCTGAAGATGTAGGAGCAAAAGAAAAATATGAAATCCAATTTTGTGCTGTATCTGCTGTTGCCATTGTACAGGTAAATCCAGTATTATCTAATACTTTAACATACATTCTTCCAGATGCAGGGGATTTATTAGTATATACTGCATTATCATTAACTGCATACCAGTTCCATACTTCATCCCATCCATCAGGTATATATATATTATGTGCTGCTGTAGAACCAGAAGAAGTAGCTGCTCCAAAACTAAATTGAGCGTGGTCTGATTGAACACCTGCACTACTTTTTGGCATATTAGCACTAGCAAACATAACTGCACCTGGCTTATACCCAATATTTTCTATAATATCACCAGTATCCATACGGGTAAGCAAACTTCCTACACGATATTTACCACCACGCATAGCAACATAAATTGCTTTCCCCCCACTCCCACTTAATTTATTTAAAGTAAATCCACTCTTATCAAATTTATATAAAGACGCTCTTCCAACAAGACTTGAAGTTCCTGCACATCCCATAATATCTGAATCAGACCCATATCTTGAAGTATTAGATATTCCTACTCCAGATTGATTAAACCAACTTACAACTGATTGTCTATTAGGAGCAGAAGCCCACCCTATAGACGTATAAATATGACTTCCTGTAGATACTCTATGTGCTGCCAAATTATTATATATTATTAACGCATCTGGTTTAAATAATGTATTAGTTATACTAAATAATCCAGTAGTTGCTGGATAATCAAAATAACTAATTTTAGTTTGCTTTAGTTCATCTCCACCAATAGCTAAAAACCAAGTTTTACTATGTGCGTCATTACAATTTATCATATATCTAAGGGTAAACCCATCATTATCTGTCGAAACAAGTGACATTATTTTAGCTGAGTAATTACCAGCAGAAGCCCAAGTATATGTTTGTAAACAAGCATTATCCATCATTCTTTGAGAACTAAGAGATGTACTATTCTGGTGTTGGCGTGTTCTTCCACTTATAACTCCCTGCTCCCCTGCATCATTACATACACCATAACAGTAATCAAAATCACCACTATGCCAAATATTAATTGGAGCAGAATAATACATTTCCCAAAAGAAAATTAACTTTGGTCTAAATCCAAGACCTGTTATAACTTCAACATCTCCTTGTTCTTTAGAAGTATTTAGTGTAAAATAATCTACTTTAGTATAATATGACATAATAAATCCTTATGATGCAACAATTATTCTTACTCTTAAATCACTCCAATCACTAATATTTGTTCTTTGTGCTGGAGTTAATTGTATATAATAAGTTGTTGGTACAGATGTTAATATTTGCTGACCAGATGATAATACAGTTATTCCTTGTCTTAATTCTACTTTAGCTTTTGAACCCAATCCAGTTTGGTCATTACCTCTCCAAAATAATACTACTGCTCCACTTCCTGGAGTTGATAATGGATTACCTAACTTACATTCATAATAATTTCCAGTAAAAAGAATATCAGGATAAATATAATCATTATCATTTGCTGGCAAAGGTTCATCTATACTTTGGTATAAATTAGTAGTGCCTTTTAATTCATTTCTCCATACACCAGATGCTGAAATATCAATGCTTGGATAATAACGATTATCTAATCCTAAAACAAATGCTGATTTGCTATATGTTGAAGATGCTCTTCCTTTTGTATAGGCTGATTTACTAGTTGTTACAGAAGTGCCTGCTGTTTTACCATTGATATAAGCATGTCTAACAGTAGGTGTGGCGGCTGTACCACCTCTTACATATGCTGGTCTTCCACCATTTCCAAGTTGAGGATGTCCTAATGCAAAATCATCAAAGTATTCATTACCTGTATCAGTACCACCCTGTAATCTCCACCAACCTGATGCTATAATTGATGAATCATTACCTGTCTTTGTCAATTCCCAACCAGAACCTTTATTTAGATATATATAAATATCACCATTATCTAAATGCCTAAGTCCAAATTTTACTGATGGAGTTCCATTAGGCCATGTATATGCTCCAGTTGTTATTATACTAGTAAATGCACCATCATTAACAGACTTTTGTAGTTCTACACCATTTAAAGCACCATCATTATGAATAAATCCAAAAGAATAACGGTACGTGGTTTTAGTAGACCCTGTACCGTTATGTAAATTATAATCTAAATAAACTTGATAAAATTGTGGGTCTGTAGGAAAACCAGAAATGGTCATAAAAAATTCAACAGGCCACGAAACTCCAGAAGCATATTGAATATCAGCACCAGCTAGATTTAATACAGAGTTGTTATATATAGAGGGGCTTCCAGCATTTACTACCCATTGACTACCTAAAGAAGCTCTATTAAAATTATCTAAAATAGTTATAGACGGAAAATCTGCGAATCCTGCTGTATATCTAGCTACTACTGCACCTCTCATATATGCAGACTTAGAGGTTATTGCAGGCCCATTAGGGACTTCTAAGTTAGCCCATGAAACTCTTACATATCTGCTTGAAGCACCTGCTGTACCTGTAAATCTTAATCTCAGATTAGTATAGTCAGTAATAGAATCAGCCTGAGCACCTGTAAGAGTAAAACTTACATCAGCCCAACTAGTTGTAAGCGTAAGAGATTGTGTTACTAAGACAGTTGTATTCTGGACAAGATAACAGGTAAGGTTGATTGTTCCTGTACCAACCTTTTGTACTCTAAGGTGCACAACATGGTTTGACGAACTTACAGGGTCGGTAAGTGTATTTAGCCTAACTTCAAAAGTATCTGATGAATAGTTATTGAGTTGGCAATAGTCACTATCACTATAGGAAACTTCATCCAAACATTCATAATGAGTAGTTGGGCCTCCTACATTTGTCCAGTTGCCTGCTGTTATATCTGAAGTTGGGTATCCAAATTGAGCCATTTATTCTCCTAACAAACATCCCCCGCTACAGACAGCAATACTGTCCGACACGGAGGAAAGATGACCAGAGCACTAGACTAATCTAGCGAGGTTATATTCAATTGTAAATTAATTAATTAAGTATCTCTAAGTGTAGTATGAGGTTTTTCCATTCCAAAAGGTCTAATATCAGACCATACATTACCATTTTCATCTATCCATTGGATAAATACTTTATCACCTATTACAGAACCACATCCCTGTCTAAGTGTTTCTTCTCCAGAGATTAATGCTTTATGTTTGTCATAGGCTTGATAGTATCCATCACAGGTTTTCTGTGATAAGGCATGAAGAGTTACTCTACCTCTTTGTACACGCAAACTTGTAATTTTTAAATTTTCATTATTTAAACGAGTTATTAATTTTTGCCATGCATATCTCTCACCAGGAACTGGTGGAGATTCCCATACATTTTCACCGTTTGATAATGTTGCTGTCCATCCTTGAAATTTTTCCATACATCCCTTCCTAACTTTTAGTTTATGAATAAGTTAAAGCAACGCCGAAATCAAATGAAGTCTTAGCACCGACTGATTCTGGTCTAGCTGATAATACAATATAGTAATGATGTTCTGTAGAAGCAGCTTGATTCAATAAATCTAGTCTTTGACCAGCATTATCTCCACCTTGAGCAGCAGAATAGTCATTAACATTAGACCAAGTCATAATACCAGATGGTTGTCTTTCCCAACCAAATACTTCTACATCAGTAGCTCTAGTAGTAACAGTAGAACCATCAAATGCATAAAGACGGGCACTTGTAATTGCTACAGGAGAAGCATCTGTAAATCTAACTCTAACAGTACAACCACTAGCAGCAATCTGACCCATGCTTAAGAAATATGTACCAAAACCTTGGTCAAACTGACCAGATGTTACATACTTAATAT